ACAGTGGCTCGAAGACGATGCCAAGAAGGAATGGAAACGGATGGGTAAAATTCTAGAACAGATGGGTCTATTAACGGAGATGGACATGACGGCCTTTGCCGGGTATTGCCAAGCCTATGCTCGTTGGAAGGAAGCAGAAGAATTTTTATCCAAGCATGGTTCGATTATCAAAACTCCCAATGGTTACCTCCAACAAGTTCCACAAGTATCCATTAGTCAAACGAACCTAAAAATTATGTTAAAGTTCTGTGAGCAGTTTGGTTTAACACCTTCAGCTCGTAATCGTTTAGCGACCATGGACGCAGAGGTTGGTACTGGTGATGAGATGGAGGATTTGTTGGGAGGTATTCTATGACCTATCATTATGAACCAAGTCCTTTTATGCTTCCGACTTCTCATTACGACAAGTCAAAGGCAGATAGGGCAGTGACTTTTATCAATAACCTTGCCCACACCAAGGGCAAGTGGGCAGGTAAGAAGTTTGATTTGTTGCCGTGGCAAGAGCAGATTGTTCGTGACCTCTTTGGGATAGTGAAGGAAGATGGTAACCGTCAGTTTCTGACAGCCTATATCGAGATACCAAAGAAAAATGGCAAGTCTGAACTGGCAGCCGCAATTGCTCTTTATCTTCTTTATGCAGATTGTGAAGCAAGTGCAGAAGTGTATGGGGCGGCTTGTGACCGTAACCAAGCCTCCATTGTTTTTGATGTGGCTAAACAAATGGTTCTTATGAGTCGTCCATTGGAGAAACGCTCCAAGATTATGGGGGCGACTAAGCGGATTGTGAATTATTCCAATGCTGGTTTTTACCAAGTTCTATCAGCTGAGACAGGAACAAAGCACGGACTCAATGTGTCTGGACTTGTCTTTGACGAAATCCATGCCCAACCCAATCGTCATCTCTATGATGTCTTGACCAAAGGTTCTGGTGATGCCAGGGAACAACCTCTCTTTTTCATCATCACAACAGCTGGAACTGATAAAAACTCCATCTGTTATGAACTCCACACCAAGGCTCTTGATATCCTTAAAGGTAGAAAGAAGGACACGTCCTTTTATCCAGTAGTCTACGGTCTTTCTGATGAAGATGATTGGAATGACGAAGCCAACTGGCTGAAAGCCAATCCCTCGCTTGGTCACACCATTGGGATTGACCGAGTTCGTGAAGCCTACCAACAGGCTCTTGATAACCCAGCAGAGGAGAATATCTTTAAGCAGCTCCGTCTCAACATGTGGACGAGTTCCAGCGTGGCTTGGATACCTGAACATGTCTATGCTAAAGGTAATGCCTCAATTGACTATGAAGCACTCAAAAGTCGCGACTGTTACGCAGGTCTTGACTTATCAAGCACCTCAGATATCACAGCATTTGTCTTGGTCTTTCCACCACGACATAGCGAGGAGAACTATATCATCTTGCCTTTCTTTTGGTTACCTGAAGATACCTTGGAACTCCGTTGTCGTCGTGACCATGTCCTTTATGACGTTTGGGAAAGGCAGGGCTATATCAAGACAACCGAAGGAAACGTTGTTCACTATGGTTTCATCGAAGCCTTTATTGAACACCTCTCTGAAACCTACCACATCAAGGAGATTGCCTATGACCGCTGGAATGCGACACAGATGGTGCAGAACCTTGAGGGCATGGGATTAACCATGGTACCTTTTGGGCAGGGCTATAAGGATATGAGTCCACCATCCAAGGAACTTTACAAGCTCATGATGGAAGGGAAAATCCAACACGGAGGTCATCCAGTTCTCAAATGGATGGGACAGAATGTGGTCATGAGACAAGACCCTGCTGGAAACATCAAGCCAGACAAGGAAAAATCAGTCGAGAAGATTGACGGTATTGTGGCTCTTATCATGGGACTTGACCGTTGCATTCGCCACCAAGGTGATGAAGCTAGTGTTTATGATGAACGAGGGATATTGAGTTTTTAGTTGAAGTAATCTCAAAAACGTGATACAATGTCGTTACAAATAAGGAGAATTGCTATGGCTAAAACAGGAACTTTAAATTTACGAGTTGATGATTCGGTAAAAAGTGCAGCAGATGACATATTGAAACGCTTGGGTATTCCTATGTCAACTGCAATTGATATGTTTTTGAATCAGGTTATCCTAACAGGCGGTATCCCATTTAATGTTTCTCTGCCTGAAGTACCTCAACGAGTTAATGTCGATTACATGAGTCAGGATGAGTTTTACGATAAGCTGATCACTAGCTTTGAAGATGCTAAATCTGGTAAACGTCAGGATGTCAGAGAGTTTCTATCGCAATTTAAGGAAAATGCTTAATGAAAGAGTATCAGGTTACTATTTCAGATGATGCTAAATCAGATTTGCTGAGCATCTATCATTATGTTCGTGACGAACTCTGTGCACCACAGGCAGCGGATAATCTCCTTGAGAAGTTATCTAAGGCAATGTTATCACTATCCATTTTTCCTGAGCGTTGTTCCATTATTGAGGATTTAATCGGAAAAGGTTATACCTTCAGACAACTGATTGTCAAAAAGTATCGTATTATATATCATGTTTTGGAAGATGAAGTGATTATAGTTGCTGTAGTCTATGGGGCACGTCATATGGATAATTGGTAAAGTAAGGGAGATTGATTTATGGAACTCGTAAAGACGATACAAATAGGTGATGACATATATCTCCCGATTCCTGACCAATTTGGCATTCAAGAAGGTCAGAAGTTTAATCTTTATCAATCAAATGATGGAACTTTGGTATTAAGTCCATCTGATAGCAAACTATCAGCGGATTACCAAAGTTTAAGTAGTGATGAGCAGGAGACAACAGTTGTTGAACAAGCAACTTTGGATGAGGTTGCGAATTCAGTATTATCACGCCATCTCGATGCCTTTAAAGAATTAGCTGAATGAGAATACTCTGTTTTGTAAGAATATATTGAAAGCACTTCAAAATGAGGTGCTTTTTTCGTACCCAAAAATAAGGAGGGCTTATGGGATTACTTGATTTACTTGGAAGAAAAAGGGCTAGAGATGAGCCCCAAAACAGCTATGAAGGTCAGGATTTCTCCTACCTTTTTGGTCGGACAACCAGTGGCGAGAATGTGGATGAGTTTAAGGCCATGCAGACGACGGCAGTCTATGCTTGTGTGCGTATTCTAGCTGAAGCAGTCGCTTCTTTACCTATTCATGTCTATGAACGGACAAACAATGGGAAAGAAAAAAAGATCGATCATCCTTTATTCTTTCTCCTGCATGATGAACCCAATCCAGAGATGTCTTCTTTTATTTTTCGAGAGACGATCATGAGTCACTTGCTGATATGGGGAAATGCTTATATTCAGATTATCAGGGATAAAGCTGGGCGAGTGATTAGTCTCTATCCGCTCTTACCTGATAAGATGTCTGTCCATCGTGATGATTCAGGAAAACTCTACTACAAATATCAGAGGCAGACTGAAGAGAATCCCAATTTCAAAGATAAAGAAACTGTCCTATTGAAGCAGGAGGATATTCTTCATGTGCCTGGACTTGGCTTTGATGGCCTGATTGGTTACTCACCGATTGCCATGGCAAAAAATGCGATTGGGATGACCCTTGCGATCGAGAACTACGGAGCTGCCTTCTTTAAAAATGGGGCTAACCCAGGTGGTGTCTTAGAACACCCAGGGATTTTGAAGGATCCTAAACGAGTCCGTGATTCATGGAATGCGGTCTATAATGGGGCAACCAACGCCCATAAGGTGGCTGTTCTTGAAGAAGGAATGAAGTATACCCAAGTCGGAATTCCACCAGAGGAAGCTCAGTTTCTGCAGACACGGAAGTTTCAGATTAACGAAATAGCAAGGCTTTACCGCATCCCACCCCACATGGTTGGGGATTTGGAGAAATCGTCTTTTTCAAATATCGAACAACAGTCACTTGAATTTGTGAAATATACCTTAGACCCTTGGGTAGTTCGTTTAGAACAGGCCTTCAAGAGGTCTCTTTTTTTACCCGAAGAAAAGAGACAGTACCTCATCAAGTTCAACGTAGATGGTTTACTTCGTGGCGATTACCAAAGCCGTATGAATGGCTACGCTATTGCAAGACAAAATGGTTGGCTATCAACTAATGATATCCGTGAGTTGGAAGACTTGAATTTGCTCCCTGATGAAGAAGGCGGGAACCTCTACTTGATTAACGGAAACATGACCAAATTAAAAGATGCTGGTGGTTTCATGAAGCAACCGACAGAAATGGAACCAGCTGAAGACACACCAGAGGAGGAAGAAGATGCGACAATTTTGGAATTTTACCGAAGAGGGAGATGTCCGCACTCTTCGGATTGAAGGACAGATTGCGGACGAAACTTGGTTTGGGGATGAAGTTACCCCACAGCTCTTTAAGAATGATTTGTTGGCAGGTAAAGGCGACATCACCCTCTGGATAAATAGTCCAGGGGGTGATGTGTTTGCGGCTGCCCAAATCTATAACATGCTGATGGATTATAAGGGAAATGTCAATGTGATTATTGATGGCCTAGCCGCAAGTGCTGCCAGCGTGATTGCCATGGCAGGGACAACTGTTACCATGAGCCCTGTAGCTATGCTGATGATTCATAATCCTTGGACAGTAGCACAAGGTGAAGCTAGGGATATGGCAAGAGTCATTGAGATGCTTGGGGAAATCAAAGAGTCGATTATCAATGCCTATGAGTTACGTACTGGTCTATCAAGAACGAAGATTTCACATCTGATGGATAGTGAAACTTGGTTCAATGCTAAAAAGGCTGTTGAGCTAGGTTTTGCGGATACAATTCTCTTTGATGAGGGAAAATCTAGTGAAACTAACGTTCATGACAGCTATACCTTTAGTCGAGTGACTACTGAGAAAGACCTTGTTGTGACTATGCAAGCTAAACTTGAGCCACCAAAACCCAAGTTAAGTATTCCGCTTAACCAATTGGAAAAAAGATTACAGTTAATAAAATAAAAGGAGTGTATTGTATGTCTAAATTACTTGAATTAAAAGAACAGCGCAACAAGGCTTGGCAGGATGCTAAAGCCTTTTTAAATGCCTGTGAAACATCTGATGGTATGGTGTCTGAAGAAGATGCTAAGCGCTATGATGAGATGGAAACTAAAGTTACTAATCTGACAAAGCAAATCGAACGTTTGGAACGTCAAGAAAAGTTGGATACAGAATTGTCGCAACCGACTTCACAAGCATTGACCTCGCAACCTACAGTAGATGTTAGTAAGGAAAAAGGAGATGAGAAGAAAGGTATTGCTTCGGATGTTTATTCTCAAACCTTCTGGACCAATGTCCGTAAACGTCACTTTTTTGATGTGAAAGATGTTCTTCGTGTTGGTGAAGATACAGAGGGTGGTCATCTTGTTCCAGATGAATACGAGAAGAAACTGGTGCAAGGTCTTCAAGAAGAAAATTTTTTTAGAAGTCTTGCGACTGTTATTAAAACATCGAGTGGTGAGCGTAAGATTCCAGTTGTCACCGGTCACGGTTCTGCCTCTTGGATGGACGAGAATGGGCTCTATCCAGAGACAGATGAGACTTTTGGTCAAGTGACTCTTGATTCACATAAGATTGGGACAGCAATCCGTATCTCTGAAGAATTGCTCAATGACTCTGTCTTTGACCTTGAATCTTACATGACTTCTGAGTTTGCTCGTCGTATTGGCACAGAAGAAGAAAAATCTTTCTTGGTGGGTGATGGTTCTAAAAAGCCAACAGGTATCTTCACGCAAGCAGGAGTAGAGGGGCCAACTACAGCAACCAAAGACATCACCTTTGATGACATGATTGAGCTTTATCACTCTCTGCCAGCTCCTTACCGTAAGAATGCAGTCTGGATTCTCCACGATACTACGGTTAAAGCAATCCGTAAGCTCAAGGACAATAACGGCAATTACATCTGGCAACCGTCCACACAGGCTGGTCAACCTGATTTGATTCTCAACCGTCCTTACTACACGTCAACCTTTGCGCCACTTCCAGAAGCAGGAAACAAAGCTATTGCCTTTGGTGATTTCTCTTACTACTGGATTGCGGACCGTCAAGGTCGTACCTTCAAGCGTCTCAATGAGCTTTACGCCAACAATGGTCAGATTGGTTTTCTTGCCAGCCAGCGTGTGGATGGGAAACTCGTTTTACCAGAAGCTGTTAAGGTTTTGACTCTCAAAGGTAAAACGGCATGATGACGTTAGAAGAAGTCAAGCTTTATCTGAAAGTGGAAAACGGTGAGGAGGACTATCTTATCGAGCAGTTGATGGCAACAAGTCGCCAAATCTGTGAAGATATTCTTCGTGAGAGCTCCACTTCAGAAGTTCTAAAGACGGCAATCCTCTATGG